GCATCGGGGATATACGGGATGAAAAGACAGGGGGGGTAGCCGTCTGTGCTAAAAAAACACCTTCATCTTTAGATGATTTGCGTAAATTACAATCACGGCATAACACTTGTAGGTTATCCATGTCATGAGTGCCACCGTTCTTACGGCTAATGATGTGATCGACTTGCAAGTTTTCGTCATTGCCACAGTATCTACAGATACGTCCATCACGAGCAAAGACTCGCTCTTTATGTGTTCTGTACTTTCTACTGTTTAACTTATCTAGTGCCATCCCTTACGCTTCCAATGATCTAAGGCTTTGCATGTATTGGGTTGCTTACCTTCATGAGTCATAGTGTAACCGTACCTATGGCCTATGTATCGTAAGCCCCAGTCAATCTGTTCTAATGGATTAGCAGTTCTTAGCCATTCGCTCTTACCCTGTGGTATTCCATAGACCTGGTGTGTACCTTCTAAGTTACCTACTGCTTTCCAATTCCATGCACTTTCTTTACCATACAAAGTAGCTAAACATTTGTAATTATGAAGTGTTAATTGCCCTTGTGCATACTCTTTTGATGTAAGTCTTTTATTAGGATTGTTTGTCGCACTAGCTGCTGATACAACGGAGAAGCATAGTGCTCCCCCGATAACGATTGCTACCGAGCGAACTAACCGCTTCACGGTTCGCTCTGAGCACCTGGTGTGCTCTAGCCCTCTGAGTGTACTGGTCATGTCAAATCCATTTCTATAAGTGCTGGTCAGAACGCGTGTCTATTTATCAGTAGAGTAAAATCCTTTCCCTTTGAATACTAAGCCAGGTGCAGAATAGATTCGATTAGCCTGTGCGCCACAGCTAGTACATCGAACTAAATCATGATCCATAGATAGTTCTAACTCCATTTGTGTATTACAAATAGGGCAGCGATAGTCATACATCGGCATTAACGGCTTCTTCTTTCCCACAGGCTTTGCACTCCCAATGCTTTATTCTCCAATTACCACAATCAGTACATCTGACTAAGGTTTTCTCCCAGTCAATATCACCTGGAATCTTTGTATAGCCTGCCTTGCGTAATAACTGCACCAAATCGACTAATGACAACATACAGACGAACTCACCGACTGATGCTTCCCCTTGACCATTAAGTCTAAAACACGCAAAGCCAAGCTTCCCTGACTTGTCTGTACGTGCCTTGATTTGGCGTAGTGTCCCTTTGATGTCAAGTGAGTTACGAGCCTTAATCTCGATGTCGAACGGAACATTGAGAATGTCCTCGCCTTGACCACGACCGACACTAGCTGCGTGCCACCATTGCTGCAAGTACATGGCGACAATGCGTTCGGTCGCATAACCTCTATGCTTGCGAGATTGGCTTGCCATTAACGGCATGACATTTCAGACAGCGTAGGAATACTTGACCATTAAACTCTGGAGTAATAGCCAAAGGCTCATTGCATAGATCGCAATAGATAACAATATCTTCTGGCCCTGGGAACTGTTCTCCCAAGATTGTTGCCCTGCCATCGTCAAAGATTATCATGTCACCCATTGTCTATACCAGCCTTAATTTCTGAGGTTTCCATGCGCCGTTAGGCCCAATCTCATACCAACGGATGTCCTCGCCCTTTAGGCATCGATCCATTTCACCAGTAGCAGCTGCTGGACACTTAAAGTGACCCCATTGCTTGCCCTGCTTACTAGTGCCAGAAGCCCAGTGCATTTCACCATGTGGACAACGCGGCACATCTTTGTCAGTTGTAGCACCTATAATGTCCTTCACAGTTGCTACAGCTTCTTCTGATGTTATTGGCATTGCAACGGTTTTAATCGTCCAGGCATCGTCCTCATTTACGACAGGGATATATTCTTTGGTGGTTGTTGTCCGGACTCTAGCCATGTCCTGTTTTGTTGATTTGTTGGATGTTTCGAGGATAAGAGATAATGCTCTTCCAATCGCTGATGTGACAGTATCTTCAACGTAAAACTTACGCATCGAAGCATTAAACGTACTTGCATCTCCAAAAGCGTAATCGACAGCAGAAGGAAGCGTATCTTCATGCTCGCGGTAAATCTGGGCTGATACAAGGATGTGACCCTTCTCAGCATTGAATTGAATAACATCGGTAACTATTCTCCCTACTGGATAAGCAACTTGAAAGCGTTTGATGCGAGAGTTCACATCTTCATAGTTAGATAGATCAAACATATAGTTCGTCCTCTTCTGTTTGTAGTTGTACTGCTATTGCCAGATACGCTATTGCATCGATGTAGGAATCTGTGTGTCCTGGCGATTCTGTGATTCTGGCGAGTTTAACTTCGACCATTGCAAGTGCAGCTTGACAATCTGTGATTGGGTAATCAAGTAGACAGGATAACCTTGCAGCGATCCGACCTTGATTGATTGAAGGATGACCGTAGACCTTGCCACGATTTTGCATGATGTCGATTGCATTGATGAGAGCCTCAGTTGCTTTCATTTATTCCTGCCAGAATTCTTGTCTGGAGATTGAACGACCTCGTGTATAACCTTCACGAACGCCATCTTTATGACCAGTCCAGTACCAGACAAAGGAAGTTGCAAACATAACTCCCACTATGCCCATTGCTTGTATCCAAAACATTTTCAGCCCTTCTGCCCCGATACTTTCGGGAACAGGAATAGTGTCACACAGTTAGTTGGATTTATTGGGTTGATTTTGATAACGAAATGGTAACAATTCTGAGTTATCCATTTGGACATCAACGTCATGCTTTATATCGTTATCGAGATTGTCCATAACGCTTGCCTGACACAATAAATGTGCCGTCCTTTTCAAGGTTAATGATGCTGACCTGCACATTCGTGCCAATCTCCTCGATGATAATAAAAGCTTGCTGCCAGTTCATTGTGCCTTTAGTGTAATGAGCCTGCCTGACATCCATAAGATGCCCTGCTTCCCATCCACGCAGGATACGGCCTATACGGCCTCCAGAAGCCTCTGTAAAGGCCGATTGCCCTGCCCTATGAGTGTGTCCACACATAACGCTGATACCATGCTTACGAGCCGCATCAAGGGCTGTCAAGCCAGGTGTAGGCTTTACGCTTCCCTCATCGCCATGAACTGCCACAATGCCCTTTGCTATGGCGTAAGGCTTCTTGTGATAGATAATTCCTAGTTCATCAAGCCTCATAAACTTCTCGAAGCGCAACTCTGGCAATGCCAAGAATGCAGGAATCTTCTTCATGGTTACATTGTAAAGTCTGTCTGTGTGGTTGCTACGGATCATGTGAGCTTCTTTAGCATGCTCGACTAATGACCAGAGAACCTCTACTGCTTCATCTCTATCAGCAGCTAGTGTCTGCTCGTACCACCCTGGCGTGTTCTCTGTCCAACGACTGATTTGTGGGAGATCGATTTCATCTCCAAGTGTAACGACAGAATCGGGGCGGTAAGTCTTAATAAAACTTGCAACATTTTTAACAGCTACTGGATCGTGATAGGGAACTTGTAAGTCTGGAACTACTACAGTTCTTTTCATTCATCCTCATCGTCATACCAGTCTGGCTCTGGGATATTTGGGTTGATAGGCGATGGAAGTATCCATTCAGGATAAGCCTGTTTCTCTACAATAATGGCAAGTGCCAAATCAACATCGAAGCCTGCGCGGCGTAATGCACGATACATTTCATGCACTCCGATAGCCCACGCATCTAACTTGGAATAGCCCTCATCCACAAGCTTCTTAGTTGCTTTTCTTGCCATGAGATAAGTGTCACCTCTCCAGAAGAGTTATTATTGTTTCGACACGCCCTTCAAGCCGATTCAATCTATCGTTCATCGATGAACCACCATTTGGTTTTAGTTCATTTAAGTAATGCTTCACTAGCCAACGTATTGATCCGACAAAGCCAGTAACGATTGAGATGCCTGCAACTGCGAGAGCTGCCCAGTTAAGGGCAGTCATTACTTCTGAATGCCCATGCTCAGATCGTTAGGATTTAACCAACGAATAACTGGTGGTAAGCATGATGAAAGTCCGGCAGCGATTAACGCCTTTGGCTCTGTAACACCAGCTGCTGCAAGTGAGAGAACTGCTACTAAGAATGCTCTAGCCCATGAGCCTGCTGCTG